ATGCAAGCCCGATCGCTCCGGCCGGTCACGATCGACGAGCGACTGCGCGTCCTGCGATCGCTCGAAACCTATTGCGGCACACCGCCGGACGAAGCATCGGCCGCGCAGATCGCCGAATGGCTTGCCGCCGGCACCTGGTCCGCCAGCACGCGCGCGACTTACCACGGATACCTCAAAGCGTGGTTCGACTGGCTACAGGCGCAAGACCTGCGCGACGACAATCCGCTGCTGAAGATCCCCGCGCCGAGGACGCCCCGCCGACGCCCTCGACCGATCGACGACCAGCACATGAACCGACTACTAGCGACCCGGATGCACACCAAGACGCGCGCAATGATCCTTCTCGCCGCGCTCGCCGGCCTCCGTGTGCATGAAATCGCGAAGGTGAAGGGCGAGGACGTCGACTTGATCGCCGGCGTTCTCCACGTCATCGGGAAAGGTGGCGTGGTCGACGAGCTGCCACTGCACCCACTGCTCGCCGAGGTTGCCCGCGAGATGCCGCGCCGCGGCTACTGGTTCCCGGCGAACGCGCGCGCCGCGGTGCCCGGAACGTGCGTCCGCTCGAAATCGGTGTCGGACATTATCGCCGGCGTGATGCGCCGCGCCGAGGTTCCCGGCACACCGCACAGCCTCCGGCACTGGTTCGGAACGACGCTGGTCGATTCCGGCGTCGACCTTCGGACCGCGCAAGAATTGTTGCGGCACGCGAGCCTCGCGACGACGCAGATATACACGCAGGTATCGAGTAAGCGCCGCGTCGAGGGAATTAACCGACTGGATCCGTGGCGCGCGATCGCGCCGGCCGATCCGACCGGCGCGCCCGTCTAGCGAGTGCCCCCGCACGGCCTCGAACCGTGGACCCGCGGATTAAAAGTCCGCTGCTCTACCAACTGAGCTACAGGGGCGAACGCACAAGAGAGTAGCGGACGCCCCGCACCAACCACCGAAAGACCCCCCCATGAAGAACCTTGTTCGTTTTCTGTTCATCGCCGCGCTTGTCTCGTTCGTGGCCGGCATTACGACGCTCGCGACCATGCTCGACCACCCGTCCGCCCGGACGATGGAGGTCGCGAACCGATCGGCCGGCGGATCCGCCGAGGTCGCGGCGCAAACGGCCCCGCTCGCCGACGAGGCCGGTCACACCCGAGCGAATCGTGCGCTCATTGGATATCTGAACGAAGCTGAAGCGATCTTCGGCCGGCCGGCGTCCGCGCAGCTCGTGCTCGACCGTGCTCGCGCGGCGTGCATCGCCGCCGAGCACGAACGGCTCACCGGCGACGCAAGCCCGATCGTCGGAGTAGTGACCGCGGCCGCCGACGAGGCGGAAGTAAGTAAGGCGACGGCTATCGAGCTAGTCGGCGTCGGTTTGCGCTTCGCCTGCCCGACCGGCGGCAGCGCGACAGCGTAAGAACGGATCCGCGCAATGGCCGGCCGGCAGGGATGCACCCGCATTCCGCCGGCCGGCCAAGTCCGTTTTATAGCGCGCTTATGCTGGTAACGCCGGTTATAGCGCGCTATACTCTAGGAACACCGCCGAACCGCCGAGGAGTCACCCCAATGCCCGAAACCCTGTTTCCGGATTGCGTCTTACCCGGATGCCGCCAGCCCGTCGCCGAGCACGGGCAACCGTGCGCCGGATGCATCGAGGCATTCGGCCCGGCACTGCAACAGACCAGCGCGCCGGCGCTTACGGCCGAACAGGCCGACCAGCGCGACCGGCCCGTCCGCCGCGTTCAGGCTGTCCGCCGGCGAATGATTGAGAGGCCCGCACGATGACAGAGCCAACCAACACCGAGCGCGACGCGATCGCCGCGCAGATCCGCAAAGACTCGCACGCGCTGCACGCCCGCCTCCGGGACGTCGCCGGCGGATCCGTCGCGCCGCGGACATTGCTCCGCGCCGTCGAGAACGCGATCACCGCGACCGGCGAAGAAATTCCGAACGTGTACGGAAACGACACGCTCGCAATGGCTTACACGCGGATCACTGAAGCGGTCGCGGCCGCGAAGATCGACGGATTCGAGCGCGCCGACGAAGCGCACCAAGCGATCCGCGTCGCGTACACCGCCGAGCGCCGGCACCGGACCGTCGTCGGTGGCGACGACGAGCTGGCTGGCCGGCGCGCGTTCGACCGCAACGCCGACGCCCGCGAAATGCGCTCGTGGTACGAGCTGACGTGGCTCGAGCGCCGAGACTGGATCACTCGAGCATCGAAGGAAACCGGACGATGAACGTCTACCACGCCGCGAACAACGCAACCGCCGCCAAGCTCGCCCAGTACACCGTCGACGCGTCCGCGGCCGCCGATCGCGCCGAGCGCGCCGCAGCGAAAGGTCGACCACACGCCGCCCGCGCGCACGCCGGCGTCGCCGCCACGTTCGCAAAGCTCGCCGGCAGCGACCGAGCGGACGCGCACGCCGAGCGCGCACGCGCGGCCGCCGAGCGAGCCGCGCAGCTCGCGCGCGCCGAGGCTCTGGCGTGACCCGCGACGGCGACGGATTCGATTACGATTCCGACCTGGTGCAACTACTGCCACCGCTAGCGCACTTCACCCTGCACCGGGATGGAACGATGACACAGAACGAACCCCCAGCGCCGCCGGCGGATCCGGACGCGGCACTGCTCGCAGCAATCCGGACCGCGGTCGGCCGGCGGAATGAAGCGCGCGCGATCGTCGCGGCCGCGGAAGAGCGCCGGGACCAGCTCGTGCGCGAAGCGCTCGCCGCCGGCATCCTCGCGTCCGACGTCGCCGCCGCGGCCGGACTATCCAAACCGCGCATGTACCAAATTCGCGACCGGCGACGGTGAAAGAACCCAGCAACGAAGAAAAGTCCGGACCCCCCGCCGAGAGGGTCCGGACTTCCCTATTTTGCCAGCTCACCAACCAAGGGGAACGCGCCCTGTAACAATAGCGTCACGACGAGCGATCCGCACACACCCGGCAACCTGCGCGTGTCAGTCCCAATACAGATACGTCGAAGTCTCCGACCCGCCGGTCGCGCGGCCGGATCCGAACCCGTTGCGCGCCGAGACCCAAAACTGATCGCCGGCCGCGATCGGCACATCCGGAATCGTCGCCGTATCCGACGCCAACCTCTCGCCGTTCTTATAGACGTAATAGGTCGGCATGTAGGTACCCGACCACACAATGCGCACGTGAAGTGTCCGCACGCCCGGACCGTCCGCGACCAGCATGTTATCGACGATCGCGGTGTCGGGTCGGTCCGACATAGCCGCCATAGGCCCGAGCTTGGTGATCGTCGTGGTAAACGTCGCTGTCTCCGTCAACCACATACCCATCGGCGAGACTTCCGGCGGCACCGACGAGAACACCTGAGACCACGATGAGCCGTCCCAAACCCAGCCCTCGCCGATCGCCTGCGCCCCGACGTGTACCCCGCCGATCTTGCGCCCGTCCACGCTAAGCGGCATCTCTCATACCTCCGGAATGAGATACAGGACGCCGGCCGCCGGATCCGCCGGCAGCGCGTCGACGACAGCCGCCGGCATCCGCGCCGCGAGAGCGTCCTGAAGCCCGTCGACGTCGCCGATCGCGTGCCCGTGCGTAGCGTGCGCAGCCCCGACGTCATCGGCGCCAAGGTTCACCGGCCCGACCTGGCCGTTCACCGACTGCACCGCATCCTCCGGAGCGACCAGCAAGGCCCATGACGCGAAGTCGGTCGGATCGCCCGGCCCGAGCATGTAGGAACCCTGGTCCGGGTCGCCGGACTGGATAATGCCGACGTCGCCCTCCTGCGCGTCGAGCCCCAGCAGCTCCGCCCGGTTCTCGACCTTGCGCCGGCTCGTGATCGCCAGCGCCGGAATCTGCGACGTGATGAGCTGGCCGTTAGGCCCTAGATCCGCCTTCGTCCGGATCGAGTCGTCGATCACCTGGCCGAACGCCGCCGAGACTTCCGGCGCGAGGTTGGTCAGCGTCACCGTCGCCGGCGCGTCGACCAGCGCACCGTCTGCACGCGCGAGCGACGTCCGGACGCTCGTCGACAGATCCGTTTCCGTCCACCCGCCGGCCGGCGCGCCCTGCTCCGAGGCGTCCGCCGCGGCCTCCGCGCGGTCCGCCGCCGCGCCGGCATCGGTCGCCGCGTCGCTCGCGAGGTCGGCAGATCCCGCCGCAGCCGTCGCCGAGCCGGCCGCCGCCTCCGCCGAGTCGGCCGCGAGGCCGGCCGACTGTTCCGCGGCGTCGCGCGCTGCGCCGGCACCTGAAGCAGCGTCACGCGATCGCGCAGCGTCCGCCGCCGAGCTGGCCGCATCGTCCGCAGAATCTCGCGCCGATACCTCCGAATCGAGCGCAGTCGTCGCCGAGCCGGCCGCCGCCAGCTCCGAGTCTGCAGCCTCACCCGCGGACGCCGCCGCAGCCTCCGCGGACTGCGCAACGCCGGCCGCCGATCCGGCCGCCGCCGTCGCCGCCGACTCCGCGTCGCGCACGAGCTGCGCGACGCGAGAAATCACCGGTGCCGGGTACTCCGTGCCGGCGTCCATGATGTTCGCGAGGTTCACCGCCCGGACGCCGGCCGCGTCCGGATCCGCCGGCCCGAACGTCACCGAGTCCGCGCGCACCTTAGGCCCTAGCGTGCCCCGGCCCGGATCCTCGAACAGCTCCGGCGTCGCCGTCCACACGATCGGCACGCCGGCCACGACCGCAGGCAACCAAGCGCCGTCGCGCGCCTGGCGATCCTGAAGCCGGCCGGCGACGATCGGAAAGACCATCGGCCGCACCGACAGCGCGTAAGTCTCCGGGTCCACGTCGTCGCCCGGAACGCGGATCGCCGCGAACCGATCTTGCTCGTCGAACGACGCGGTAAAGGTGACTTTGCCCTTAAGCGTCGACTGATCCGGAAACGGATCCGCGTCCGTGCGCGAATCGTAGTCCGTGATCCTCCACCCGCCCGTTACGTGCTGGTACTCGATCGACATTAGTTCCCCGTCCTCGTCATTGCCCAGTGTCCCCCGTCGTCACGTCGCGCGAAATATGTTGCACCGTAAGCCGATTGAAGTTCGCGCCGCCGCGAAGCGATCGGAACGACGCGATAAACGACAGGTATGCCTCGACGAGGTAACCCGGCTCCGGAACCACCACCGAGGCGACAGCCGTCTGCGAGTACGGCCGTTGCGTCTCGTTCGTCTGCGCCTGCACCGAGTAGATCGTCATATCCGGCCGCAGCACCCGGACCTCCCAGTTCGCGACGCCCGTAAGCCCCGGCGCTGGAACCTCGTTCACCCACACCTGACAGCGGATATCCCACAGCCCCCGGTCGAGTAGCCGGATCCGACCGCCGGCCGTCAGCTCGCACCCGCTCATCGGCCCGACCTGATTGGAGAACGGCAGCGTCATCGGCCGCGCGACCGGCGTCGCCGTGCCCATGTACGCCGACCCGTAGTCGAGCAGCGGCGACAGCAGATCCTGACGCGCGTTCAGATCCTCCTGTTCGATCGCGTTCCGCTGGCCCGTCTCGTATGTCTCCTGCACCATGTAGCCGAACCGTTGCAGCGCTTGCTCCGCGGCCTCCCGGTCCACCGATTGCGGAATCGGCAGCTCGACCGCGCGACGCACCATTACGCCACCCCGAGTAGACGGATCCGAAGGTTCGCGAAGTCCGGGCGCACCGACCAGCCGCGCGACGAGCCGGCCACCTTGACCGCCGACGCGTAGACCGTCACGAGCCGGCCGGCCGGAATGACACCCTCCGGCGATCCGGGAAGAATCGCCGTGTCCGAGTGCGAGCGCAGCGGAACCTCGAACCACCCGGCCGCGTGAAGCCCCTTCCCGTATCCGACGAGCCGGCCCGTCACCGCGTCGTCGACCCGGACCTCGACGTCGACCCGGTGGCTCGCCGAGGACTCGACGTCGACGCCGCCCGAGACGTCGATCCGGTACGGAAACGGCCGCTCCGGAATGGTCAGATTCACCAGCAGCTCGCGCACGTCCGCCGAGGACTTGCTCGACTCCGGAAAGCTCGACGCCGGCACGACGTACTCCTCGACGACCGCGCCGGCACCGGTAGGCGTCCACCGGAGCTTTCCCAGCTCCGCGTCGTGTATGAGCGTGTCGCCGTCCGCCGGCTCGCCCTCGACGTCGACCGACTTATACACCGACCCGGACGGCCCTTCCGGACCCTCCGGACCCTCCGGAAGTGCCGGCAGCTCGACGTTAAGAACGTACGGCCCGCCCGGTGCGCCGGCGACGTCGACGCCGGCCGGAGCGTCCTGAAGCTCGCCGCCGACCGTCACCGATCCGCCCTCGATCACCGGAGCCGGCCCGACCGGCCCCGGTGTGCCGTACGCGTCCGCGTGGACGATGAAAGTCTCGCCGTTCCACACCCATTGCGAGTTATCGTCGACGTTGCGGTACGTGTTGTTTACGTCCGTCTCGCCGAGCACGAGCGCCAGACCGTCGAGTTCCGCCGTCGTGCGATCGCCCTTGTGGACGTTGCCAGCCGGCCCGCGCTCGCCGTCGTCGCCCTTATAGATCGGCAGACCCAGCACCGCGCGGCCGCCGGACCCGTCTTGTCGTCGGCGAACGTGCAGATACGTTTCCGTCATCGGCGGCATCCCCGGCGCTTGCGGAATCCCGAATACCTCGAGGTCGACCGAGAGCCGGTCGATCGGATCGTTAACGCTGGTCATTCCTGCCCCGCTTCCCGCGCCTCGCGCACTTTCCGTTTCAGCGACGCCCACGCCTCCGGTTTGGTCAGCTCGAGCGCGACGATTCCCGTCCGCCGGTGCCGGAGCTTCACGGCCTCCTCGTCGCCGAGAATCGTCACCTCGACGTCGCCAAACTCCGGCGTCGACTCGAGGTCCGCGCGCGTAATCCACTCGCCGCCCTCGTAGACCGCGTTATGCAGCCAGTTCAGCACCGCCTGCGCGAGCAGTTCGGACTGCCCGCCCGGAATCTCCGCGACCGCACCGTTCGACAGGGGAGCCGCCCGAAGGAACCTCCCTAGCTCGACCGTGTTCTCGTCGTCGAGCGAGAACGGATCCGGAACGCGTGCGCGTTCAGTCATTGTGCAAAACCTCTCTAGCCAGTCCGCGCGCCGCCGGCGGCACCGCGTCCGGAACATGAATCCCAATCCACGACAACAGTTCCCGGACGTATCCGGTAAGCGATATCGTTCGCCGTTCGGACTGAAGCGCCGTCGATTGCGCCGTCCGCAGCTCCGACGTCAGGCCAGCGACCTTCTCGTCGAGCTGGCGAATCGTCTCGTCCTGCTTCTCCATCCGCAGCGACACCCATTCGCGCGTGTCGTCGTCGCGATCCGAGCGCCGCGCAACGACGACGCCGAGAAATCCGATCACCGCGGACAGTAGGACCGCGGCCGCCGATATCAGCGCGACAGTGACCGTCGACCCCATCGCCTAGACCCTTCCTTGATTCCGGCAGCGACCAAGATCAGCCCCGCAATTACCAAATAGCCGCGCGCGGACACCCAGTCGCGATCCGAGTTGTCGAGAAACACGTACGACGCCGAGAACGACAGCCCCCACATGGCATGAAGGAACGCCGCGAAACCGAACATCGCCGGCCGCATCCGCCGGCACACGATCGACGCCAAGCACGCCGCGCCGACCGCGACCCACAGCCACGCGAACACATGAAGCGGCGCGATCGTCTCGACGAACGTCAGTTGCCGCGGCCGATCCGGCGCGGACGGCACGAGGTACGCCGTCCCGATACCGAAGCACGAGACCGCAGTCACCAAGAGCGCCAACGCTTTAAGGCGTAACCATGCTTCCGCCTTGCGCTGGATCCACCGCGCCGCCGGACTCATTGCGAGGCCCGAGCCTCGAGCGCCAGCCGCTCGCGCAGCACGTCGCCGCCCGCGTACGGAGCGCCGTCGACGACGACCGCCGGCACGCCGTCCTGCGCCGGCGCGGCGACGGACCCGCCGGCCAGCTCGACGCGACGCACCAAGCCCTCGACAGCCTCGAGCAGTTCACGCACGCCCGGATCCGGAGCCGGCGCGGCGACAGGCCGGCCGGCCTCGTCGATCACGTCCGGAGCCTTCTGAAGGTTCTTCAACGACAGGCCCATCGTCGACATACCGAGCGCGCCGCCGGCGAGTCCCAGCCAGCGGTCCGCGTCGTCGAGTGTCATCACGCCGGCGATCGCCAGCGCGCCGAACACGAAGAACGCGAGCACGTAGACGAGCGCGCGCACCTTCGCCGGCCCGAGGCCGGCCAGGAATCCCGGCATCACTTGCCGCCTTTCTCGCCGGCGCGCTTCGCCTCGACGAGTTCCTTCACCATCGCCTCAGTACGGAACGCCGACGCGTCCGTGAAGCGAACGAACTCCGGCGTCGCGAACTTGTTCGTCGACCCCTCGACGAACGACTGGCGAGGCTCGCACAGCGCCCGATAAATTTCCTGCTGCTGTTCCGCCGTCAGTGCTGCCATGAAATCGTCCTCTCTGTCTGCCCACTTGAAGCCGGCCGCGTACGTGCCCGGACCGATCAGCCCGTCGACGTTGAAGCCGGCCCACTCCTGCACCTCGCGCGCACGCGCCGCCGTCGCCGGCCCGTAAAGCCCGTCCGCCCCGATCCCCGTCGCCCGCTGCCATGCGGCGAGCGCGTCGCGCCACTCCTGGCGATCGGTGCGCCACATGCCGGAAATCGAGTTTTCATCGCCCTCTAGCGGACCGTAATAAAGCCCGAGCGGCAACACCCACCCCGCCGGTGTCTCCGCCGGCGCTTGCCCGGATCCGCCGCGCACCGCGTAATCCCTTCGCAGCGCGTTAATGTCGTACGTCTTGCCCGGCGCATAGCCCGGATCCCACTTGCCCTCGACGCTCGTTCCGTTGTGCGTCTTGCACCGCGCAAAGTCCGGCCACCGGTGCCACTTCCGAATCTCCTCGTTCAGAATGCACATCGTCTGGTATTGCGGACCCGACATAGGTTCGACGCCGCGGTACTGAATCTCAGTCCCCAGCGTGCGCCGGTTGAAGTCGCGCGTCACCGGTAACGGCCACGTGTCCCAACCACCCGACGCCCCTGCATGATTGGCAGGATGAAGCGAGACGACCGCGAGGTCGCCGTCGTACAGGATCGCGTAATTGCACAGCGGCCCGGACAGCCCCGGCACGCCCGAGGTCAGGTTGCCGTCTAGGTAGATGTTGTTTCCGCCGCCGGTGTGGTGGTTCACGTGCCCGTCGACGCCGTTCGGATTAGCCCACGCCGACCCGTTGCCGCGATTGATGTTCGGCCCGAGCACGAGCGGAACGCCGCGTGCCTCAACCCTTTTCGCTATCTCTAGAACGAACGTCACCGCTCCGCCTTCCGTGCCATATGCTCGCGCAGGTCCGCCGCGTCGAGGTCCGTCGACTTCCCTTCCGTCGCCGGCCGCTGGTGCGCCCAGTCCGCCGGATCCGCCGGCTCCGCGGTGTCGATCACCGCCCGGTCGAGTAGCCCGTGAATCCAGAACCCGCCCGTCCGCGACGGCCGGCGCGTCACGACGACCTCGCCGGCCAGCTCGTCGCCGTCGACAGGGGAGCAGCACCGCGAAAGATGCTCGCGCACCGTGCGATCCTGTTCGCGAATGAACTCCGCGTGCCGGCGTCGATCCTCCGGAACCTTCAGTCGAAACTCAGGCATTGACAACACCTTTCACTATCCGCCGAGCGCGACGCGAGTAATCGTCGAGCCCAGCTTGCGAATCTTCCCGAGCGCGATCGCGCCCGGCTCCTGTTCGGCCGCACCGTCGCCGATCTGCAAGGTGAAGCGGCCGACACCGTTCGGTGCCTCCGCGTAGGTCACTTCCGCGATATGGTCGACCGCGACGCCGCCGTTCGGTTTCTCGTAGGCCACAGGGTCGCCCTTTTTGATGTGAAGACCGATGTAATAGGGCGAGCCGTTTACGACCTCGATCGCCGTCGACTCGTAGCCGCGCACCGCGTACAAGCTCGACCACATGCTCGCGAACGTGTTCAGCGACAGGCCCGTACCCTCCGACGCGACGAACGTCTCGCGAAAGCGCCACGGCCCCGCCTCGTTCGCTGCGCGCAGATCCTCGACGGAATGGAACGCGAACGCGACGTCTTTCACGCGGTCCGTGAAGATGCCGAGCGACAATCCGGGGAACCCGAAGAACTGTCCGATCAGGCCGGTAACGAAGTTGGCCGAGTTCACCGCAATGTCGTTGATCCACGTCGGCGACTTGCCGCCGCCCGTCGCGCGCGTCGCCATAGGAATATGCGTCATCTGTTCGACGCGGCCGACCGTCGAATATTGCCCGGTGCGATACAGCGCGAGCGGCCGGCCGGCGAGCGTGCCGTCGAGCGAGTCCCGGTCGACGTACTCGTCCCAGCCGTTCGCCCCGAGTATCGGGTACGTGATCCATTCGAGCGCGTCCGTCGCGGCCTCGACGACGGTACGGATGAAGCCGGAGACGATGTTTCCGCCGAACTCGAGCCGCGGACCGCGCTCGACGAAATCGAACACCAGCGTCGCCCGGTCGAGAATGGTGAACTCCGGGAACGGTTGCGGATCGCCCGGCTCCCACAGATCCGCGCGCATCGACACGTTCGTCGTCGCGCAGACCTCCGTCGCTAGATCCATGAATTTGTCCATGCGCGCCGTCGTCGTCGCCCACTTCGAGCCGTCCGCGAGTCCCTTGTTCCGAGGATTGACGATCATCGGCCAGAACGCGTTGCGTAGGTAGTTCCACGTCGACAGCGCGAAAAGGTTTCCGGTCGGTATCGACCACAGGTTCGCCTGCGTGCGAATGAGGTTCGACATCAGCTCGCCGGCGAGCACCGAGCACGCGCCTCCGAGTCCGAGAGACCACTTACTAGGCTGGAACTCCGGCGGCAGGAACGCGTCCGGGAAGATCCGGAGCCAGTTGAAGTGCTCGAGGCAGTGGACGGCCTCTATCTGGATCCACCGCCGGCGGCCCTCGCGCACCCGGCCGAACGACGTGATGAACCACAGCGTCTTATAGCCCGGTAGCTCGATGACGATAGGCCGGACCGCGTATTTCGCCTGCCCGTAGAAGTATTCGACCCACGTGTCGTTTTCCGGCACCTTGAACGACAGCCCGCCGGCCGCGTTCTCCTTGTCGGTAAACGTCAGGTCGCGCCGATCGTTGCACGGCGCGAACGTCTCCATCATTTTCGTCATCATGCGAACGCGCGCACGAGGATTCCCGTACAGCTTGCGCTCGTCGGCCGCCTCCTGCTGGAACGCGGCGAACGCTTGCCGGCTCACAGCACGCCCTCCTGCCATCGCGGCGTCGTCGCCCACAGCCGCGTCGACGAGCTGGCTCCGCGCACGGTGAAGGAAACCCGCGTCACTTCCGCCGGCGGAATCGGCCCGACGAACTGCTGGCCTTTCATCAACGGCCACAGGTTGCGGCCGCGGCCGGCGTCGCCGATCTTGCGAGCTCGCAAAGTCTGCGCGCCGTTCGTCGTGTCGATCTGCACCTGTTCGCCGGCGTGCACTTCCGGCAGCGTCACGTCGTTGTCGGCGTACACCAGCCGCAGCACGCCCGGCCCGGTGAAGACGAAGGCCGGCCACGACTCGACTTCCGGACCCGCGTACAGCGACAGCGACCCGGACACCGCCGCCGCGCCGGCACGGTTGACCCACTCCGGAGCGTCACCGTCCGCAGCTCGCGCGAACGGATTGTCGGCGATCAGCAACACGTCGAACGTTGTTCCGTTCGTGCCGGCCGGATCCCGCGTGTATGCCGGTTTGATCGAACCGCGGCGCACCGGCACGAAGCGCCAGCCGGCCGCCGAGGTATAGCCGCACAGCCAGCCTTGCCGGTCGCGCTGGATGAGCGAGCGCAGCCACTCGCGCCGGCGGCCGGCCTCGTCCGGCGTCGAGCCGTAGACGTGAATCGGTAGGTCGATCTTCCCGTGCGCGAACGTTGCGCCGAGGTAGTGCTCGCCGATCCCGCGCGCGGACGGATCGAATATCGCGTCGACGTCGACGTGGCCCAGCCCCTCCGGACCGGACCCGAGGCGAAACCCGTTCTCGCCGCCGTACAGTCCGCCGGACAGGTGAAGCACCACCCCGTCCGGAGACACGTAGTAGACGATCGTCATTCCGCCGGGAATGAAGCCCTCGCGCGCCCGGCTCACCATCCGCCGGCCAATGCGTCCGAGCGGACCAGTCGCCGCGCTTCTCTGCTCATTTCCTGCGCCGCCTCCTCTGGATTGTTCGCGATCATTTGCTCGATCCACACGAGCGGACCGCGCTCGCCGTCGAGTCCGCCGCCCTCTGCGCCCTCCGTGTCGGTCGGTGTGGCCGGCTCCTCGCCGAGCGCTGGCGTCGACGACAGCGCCGGCGCGGCCGTCGAGTCCGCGAGGTCGAACGCGATTTCGCCGAGCTTGCCGAGGCCGAAAAAGTCGAGCGTGTCGCCGACCGTCTCGTCGAAGATCTGGCGTGGGAGCTGGTGAAGGAACTCCTCGAAGTCCTGCGCCGAGTACGCGCCCGACGAGGACGACGCGCCGGCCGAGGACATGCCGGCCGAGGACATGCCGGCCGACGTCCCGGTCGACGACGACCCGCCGAGACTCGACGACGAGCCGCCGGCGGATCCGCCGACCGAGGCCGGCGCGTCGAACGTGCCGCCGATGCCCGAGACTCCGCCCGTGCCCGAGAGCGGACCGCCGACCGTGCCCTCCGGCATGGCGTCGCCGCCGATGAAGAACTCCGGCGGAAAGTGCGCGTGGTCGGTAAACATGGGGTCGTCAGCGCCGGCCGCGATCCCGCCGAACTGGCCGTCGCCGCGCGCGCCGCCCATCTCGAAGTGCGTTCCGTCCGGCAGCGTCGCGGCAGTGTGCCCGCCGTACGGCCCGCCGTTGTACCAGCCGAACGACAGCGAGCCGGCCGGCCCGACGCCCGGAATCGCGCCCATTTCAGCCAGCGCGGACTCCTGGTTACCGGTCGCGAAGCGCGACCCGAACGGCGAGCGCCCGGTCGCGAAGTTGGCGAGCGCAGAGACAGCCCCCGAGCAATCGCCCCAGTTCACCCCGCCCCACTCGTACTCCGCGCCCTCGACGCCGCGCGCGAAGTCGATCAGCTCGTCGGTCGAGACCAGCCCGCCGTCCGCGTAGCCCGGCAGCATTCCGTGCAGGAACTCAGGTGAAGGCACCCAGCCGGCGCGAATCGCCTCGAGCACCGGCAGAGTCTCCGGCGTCACCGCGTGCGCCGGCTCGACAAATTCGCCGTTGGACAGGCGAGCGAGGATCGCGTCGTCGCGAGGCCCGCCCGGACCCGAGACCTTGCCGCCGTCGCGGTACGGTGCCGCCCACGACACGAGCGAGTCACCGAGCGCGCGCGTACCCATGCCGCCGACGCCCGGCACCCAGTCCGGAATCTGGATCCGTTGCAGAACGCGGCCGATGTTGCCGACCGCCCGTTTGATCCCTTGCTCGATGTTGTCCCAAACGCCGCCGATCGTGTCGCCGACCTTGCCGAAAAAGTCACCGACAGCACCGAATCCGGACTTGAACGCCTCGAACGCCGGCGAAATTACGTTGTTGTAGTAGCCCGATATCGCCGACGCGATCCCGGAAAATACCGGCTCGATCACGCCGTTGTAGAACCATGAAGCGGCCGCGCCCACCTCGTCGAGCCGGTCGCCGAACCATCCGAGCACCGGCGCGATAACCGAGTCGTACACCCACGAGAACACTTGGCCGACAGCGTTCATCGCGCCGTGGACGATGCCCCGGAAGGTTTCGGACTCGCGATAGGCGTAGATCAGGCCGGCCGCGAGCAAGCCGAGGCCCGTCACGATCAGCATTAGAGGATTGGCGTTCATCACGACGTTGAAAGCCGCTTGCGCGATCGTCCACGCCTTGATCCCGCCGACGATCGCGAGCAACGTTCCACCGAGCGGCGCGAGCGCGATCGCGAGCGAGCCGATCGCGCCGGCGTTGTCCATCAGGAACCCGGCCATAGAGCCGAGCGCGCCGACGAGGCCACCCTTCACCGTCCGCGAGAACTCTTCGAGCGCGACGCCAGCTCCGCCGCGCAACGTCTCGCCGGCCGCGGCCGCGGATCCCTCGAACCCGGCCATATTCGACTCTGCGCCGGCCAAGCCTTGAAGGAACGCCGGTATCTGGTCGACCGACAGATCCTCGAGCGGCGTTCCGAACAGTGCGATCGCGGTGTTCGCCCGCTCCGCCGGATCCTCGATTTCGAGCAATCCCGCCGCGGTGTCGCGCAGCGCTTGCTGCGCCTCCGCGCCGCCGCCGGCGATCGCCGCCGACATAGCCTCCGCGTTCAGTCCGACCCGCTCGTACGCCGCGACCGATGCCGTCGACATATCGGATCCGCGAATCGTGAACTCTTTCAGCGCATCACCGGTTTTGTCGAGCGCGATCTTGCCCTGGTCCGACGCCGCGACGAGCACCCCGAACGCCGCGTCGCCCTCGAACCCGAGCGCGCGAAAGTTGGTGCCGTACTCGTTCATAATTTCCGGCAGCTCGTCGCGCATCGCCGCCGGCACGCGCTGCGCGGCCGCCGTCATCAGGTCGAACGCTTCGGTCGAGTCCTTCGCAAGCCCGTTCGTCACGAGCTGCGCCGCCGACTGCACGGACTCTGTGACGTCGCCGCCGAATATCCCGGCGAAGTTCATCGCCTTCTTGGATATGTCCTCGATCGACGCTTCGCCCTCGTAGCCGGCCGTCCGGAAGGATGAAGCGACCGCGCCGACCGCCGTCGACACGTCCTCCATCGAATCGCCGAACGCGCCCTTGTAGAGGTTGCCCGTGATCGCGCCGTATTCCGCGCCAAGCTCGCCCGTCGCGCCGAGAGACGCCGCGAGCTTGTTCGTCACTGCCTGGTTGTCGATTGCCGACAGGCCCAGCTCGACCGCGGATCCGATGCCGGCGGCCGCGACTGCAAGGTTCTTGATCTTGCCGCCGGCCGCGTCGGCGTCGTCGCCGAACCCGCGGACGCCGCGCGCGCCTTGCTCGCCCGCGTCGCCGGCGTCGCGCTGCGCACGTGCAGCGCGATCGTTCGCGTCGGCGAGGTCGTTCGTCGCCGTCGTGGCGTTGCGTGTGGCCGCCTGGACTCCGCGGCGCGCCGACTCGACGCGCTCCTCCGCCGCGGCGAGCTGCGCCGCGGTCGCGCGGCCCGAGTTCTGCAAGTCCTCGAGCTTCTGCTGTTCGACGCGTTGCCGGCCGGTCGCGTCCGCTACTTTGTCTTGTGCCCGCGCGAGCTTTTCGGCCGCCTTGTTCACCGCGGACTGCGCGCGGCCCATTCCGTCCGCTATTGCGTCGCCGGCCTCGCGCCCGGCCTGCTGGCCGGCCTCGCGCGTGCCGCGCGACAGCGAGTTCGCGAACCCGCGCAGCGACGGAAGTACCGGCACCCACACCACATCGTCAGCCGCCACCGGTTACCTCCGTCGCTACTTCGCTTGTTGTTGCGGCCCTATCGACTTCAGATAGGCCAGAACTTCCTCCGTCGTCGCGCCGCCGCGGTCGCCGAGCTGCACCGCGTCGCGAGACCACGGGAATTGCAACCACTTCGGCCACTTCGGACGCTTGCCGCGGTGCCAGACGAGACGCTGGTCGAGAATCTTGAGGTAGTGCAGTAGTTGCCACAGCAACGCCTCGACGTTCGTCCACTGCTGGCCGTCGTTCCGCGCCCGGTGGAGGGCAGAACCCGGCGGAAGATGTTCCACGAGGACGCGAAGCTGGCGAGCGGATATTTCACGCCGCCAGTACGCGCCCACGTAATCACGTCCGTACTCAGCAATTAGCGCTGCTTCGATCGCCTCTGGGAACGATTGAAGGATCGCCGCGCCTGTGTAGGGTCGCCGCTAGCATCGACCGCCCGCTGGTTGTCGAGGTACTGCGAAAGCGCCTGCGACCACAGCCCGGACGATCCGCCGGCCTCGACGAACTTCTCCCACTGTTCCTCGCCCATGTAGTGCGCCGCGACGTCCGCCGGCGTCGACTCCTCGTCGCGCGAGATTTCGCGAAGCTCGTCCTTCCACGGGTCGTCCGCCAGAATCGGATCCATACCCCACCACTGAATCCCCTTGAAGGTGAAGGGGAATCGGTCGACCGAGCCGACTTCCTCCTGACGCTTTTCGAGCATTGCGTCGAGGTCGATCGGCTGCGCCTTGTGATCTGCCATGTGCTGCAACTCCTTCGGTGGATTAGCGGACGGTGGATTGACCGGCAGCGGCCGCTGACGCGATCCACCGGCACACCGGCGGCCGCTGCCCTCTCATAGTGTGCCCAAGCAAGCAGACATAGGAAAGCATCACAATGTGATTGTGCTCGTCGAACTCTCCGCCGACCGATCGGCTAATCTGCGCGCATGACAGGGAGCGACGACGCAATTAGCCGAATGTATGCCGATATGGCGCGGTCGATACGGCCCGACCTCGACGCACTACGACAGTTCAACGAGCACGCGAGAGCGCAGGCGCAGAGTGCGCGCGCGATCGACGAGTCGATCCAGGAAATACACGACGCAAGGGCAGCGCGACAGGCGGCCGAGGACGCGGACCGCGCCCGCGAGCTGGAACTAGCCGAGATGCAGGCGGAACTCGCCAAGGACGGCGTGCAACTCTCGCGCGACGGATTGCGGATCGCCGAGGAAAGCCGCGACATTGCGAAGGACAGTTACGCCGTCGCCGAGGACGGACTGAAGATCGCCGGCGAAAGCCGCGACTACGCGAAGAACGGTTTACAGGTCGCCGAGAAAAGCCGAGATTACGCGAGAGACAGCCGGATTCTTAGCGTGATAGCGATACTCGTCGCGATCGGGTCCATCATCGCCGCGTTCGTGATTGCGAACAGCAGCACGCCGGCCGCGGACGAACCCGCGACCGGCGTACCGTCGATTTCGGAACAGGCTCCGGCAGAGAACGACCCGCCGGCCGTCGTTCCCGAGCCAGCGCCGGCCGAGGGCGAACCCGCGGCCGGCGAGCCGGCAGCCCCGAACTAGGCTCCGCCGAGAGCCGGCACGCGCCAGCCCTCTTTGAACTCGCGCTTGACCGACCAGCCCTCCGGACCCGGGTAAGCAGTCAGCGTCACCGGGTAGCCGATGAGCTGGTCCTTCCGGTACACCAGTCCGCCGCGTTCGGTGATTTCACCGTTCGGAATGAGCGCACGGCGCGCGTAAACGCCGTCGATCACGTCGATACCCCACGCGCGCAAGTCGCGAGCCTTCTTGTCGCCGTCGACGAACGACGTCACGCCGGACGCCTCGTCGTAATCGACGTCCTCCGCCCTCACCTTGAAGTAGACGGAAATGGTGTCCCAGCTCGTCGTCCACAGGGTCGTTTCCCACGTGATGATTTCGTTCGTCGTCTCCACGCGGACCGGCGCGTTCGTCTGCCACGGGGTGAAGGGCGTCGAGTCCTGTTCCCTGTTCTCCGTGATCCCCTCGTCGGAGATGTAACCGAGGTCGACCGCGCCCGCGGTCCACGGCTCCATGTTCTTCGGGAACTCGTAGCCGCGATCGGCGACGCGCAGCGCGCCAGTCACGCCGAGGCGCACCAGCGCGTCGTCATAGTTGCTCGTCGGTGCAGTCATGTTGTGCCCCTTATCTTGTGATGAACGACAGCACAGCGCCGCGCCGTCGAGTGTTCTTGTTCCAGTCCGGCCGGCGAACGAAGTAGGGCACGCGCGCGACCGTCAGGCCGGCGACGTCGATTCCCTCGATCAGCGATCGCACGCGCTCCGCGAGGTCCGCCGCCTGGCCGGCGTCGCCGGCGAATACGTCGACGTCGACGTCCCGGTCGTGGGAGAGCGCCGGCCCGTTCCACGGACGCGCGCGTTCGGTCGCCGGCAGCTCGCGCACCGCGACCGCCGGCAGCTTCTCGTCGAATGCCGGCGGCAGCGTCGCGTAAGCGTTCAGGCCGGCCGCGCCGAGATGCGCGACCAACTCCGCCTCAACGTCGACGCCGGCCACGCGTCAGCCCGCCTTGTTTTCGCCGGCGTTGCCGGCGTCCGTCTCGACAGGTGAAGCAGAGCGGCCGCCGGCGGATCCGGAGCGCGCCACGCGGCCCGAGTCCGCGGCGACAGCGTGTCCGGATCCGATCAGCCGCGCGGCCCAATCGTCCGAAACGTCCTCGACCGTGCCGATTTTCGACGACTTGCGATGTACCGTGTAGCGAATTTTCACCGCTAGCTCACCTAACTTCCCGTATTGCCCGACCCAGCGCTCGCCGCCGTGTCTTACGTTCCGAACCGTGTTCCTCTTCCGCCGAATCCGACTCGACGTTCGCGAACGATCGCCCACCCGGACGGATCCCGGACACGACCGAAATAGTCGCTTCGCCGCCGAGTTCGTCGGTGTTCGACTGCGCGCGCCGCGCCACGCTGCGCGCCTTGTCGACGAGCGCCCGCTGCAACGGCCCATGCCGCATGATCGCGTCGACTTGCTTCTGCGACAGCCTCACCCGCGGACCTCCTCGAGCGTCGCCTCGACGTGGTGCACCAGCTCCGGCCGTATCGGGTGAGGCCACCGCACGACGTCGCCGAGCACTTCGAGCACCCGGTCGCCGTGCCGGACCCGGTCGATCGACCGTAAGTCGATATCCATTCCGACCGGCGTCACGAGCGACCAGCCCGAGATGACGCCGTGCCGGAAGTCGCCTTGCTCGCGCGACGCCGCCGGCTGCAATGACACCCGCCGTTCGACCGGAATCACGATCGGATCCGAGTAGTCGAGCGACGTCGCGTCCGAGGAATATCGGTCCTTGACCTCGCGCGGCCGGAGAATGTCGATCCTCGTCGTATATGCCACCGGTCAGCCCTCCGCCGGAATGACGTACTTGTCGAGCTTCACGTAATCCGATGCAGTGAAGGCGAACCCGCCGACCGTCGCGCCGAACCGTTCGTCGATCTGGCCGACGCGTAGTCCGAGCTGGCCGGCCGGCGCGATCAGCGCGCGCGTCGCGACCTCGAGCACCAGCCCGTCGAGCGCCGGCACGTCGTCGAGACCGTGGTCGACGACCAGCTCGACGCCGCGCCATTCGCTCGTCCAGCACCCGACGCGCTTACGTAGCGAGCCGTCCGCGGACCACATGAAGCGCGACGGGTCGACCGGCTCGCCCTCCTCGAGCACCGAATGCACCGCCAGCAGGCGAAGCGTCGGAACTTGGAGGATAGGCGAGCCGGATCCGTCGACGATCAACTCGACGCGTTCGAGCACTGGCGCGATGTGCCACTCGCAGTAGGAACGCACCGCGTCCCATACCTGCGCGACCTTCTCGTCCGCTTCGGCCTCGTCGTCGAACCGACCTTTGCCGGCCTTGATGACGTCAGCTCCGGTTACCGCCACCGGTGCCCCGCTTCGCGCTCGTCGACTTGCCGCGACCGCCGGTCGCCGTGGCTCCGGATCCGCCGGCGTCGTCGCCGTCCGGATCCGGAACGCCGGCCGAATCCGGCACGTCGCCCGGACGGTATCGAACCCCGTCGAGAACGATCATCTTGTGGCTAGGCATCGAATCACGCTCCCGCGGCAGCGGCCGGCGCGATGTGAACCATGCGGTTCGGACGCCAGAACGCTTGCGCGGCCGACAGTTCCGCGCGGACGTAGTTCAGGTTCCGCTGCGCGTAGTCCTTGTGCTGGTTGAACACCTGCACCGACAGGCCCTCGCAGTCGAGCAGCGCAACCTGCTTGAAGTCGCCGAGCAGCGACTCGAGCGGATCCAGTCGCTCCGACACGACGCGCGGACGTCCCCACAGCGTGCCCGGACCCATCGAGAACGGACCGTTACCGAGGAAACGGCCGTCGCTGTCCTGCAACAGGTCGATAGCCTCGTCGAGTTCCGGCGAGAGCAGCACCGCGTCGACCTTGCCGCCGCGGCCGCGACGCGTTACGGCAGTGATGCCGCGGCGAGCTGCGCGGATGAAGTCGAACGCCGCTTCGCTGGTGATCGTGTCACCGGTGCCGCCCGTGTAGGTGACCTCCTGCACGCCGGTCGTGTGCAGAATGCCGCGCGGCCGGCCGTTCTCGCCGTCCGAGTTCAGCAGCGTATCTTCGATCACGTCGTCGAGCGAGTACGCGAGTTCGTTGTTCATGTACGACGCGAAAGCCGGCGCACGCGAGAGCAACTGATTCGTGACGTCGTATCCGTCGGCGTACGTCCAAACCTTCGCGTCCTCGATGCCCGTCTCGATATCCGACGTCGGTTTCAGCGCCGCGTCGTCCGTGCCGCTGGTCGCCTCCGGAACGATCTTCGCGTTCCGGGTCACCGAACGCACCTGCACGTAGTCGAAGTTCCCGTCAGTCTGGCCGCGAGAAATAAGATCCAGCAGCGACAGGCGAGCGCGGTCGACCATATCGACGGTAGGCAGACGCATCGGTGCGAGACGTGCGTCGCCCGTGGTCAGCGTGCCGTCCTTGCGGTTGCGGAAGTAGCCGGCCATATCGCCGACCTTGACGCGGCCGATGTTCACCGGCGAGCCGTTGGAGACACCGGACGGATATTCCTTCGCGAAACGCGCGTACGCGTCAGACTTGGTGAACATCTCGCCATACGTCTTGACGCCGCCGCGCGGTGCGGTGCGAGCGCCGCCGGACTTCATGCCGCCGGCCGGCTCGTCGTCGTCGGCGAGCTGGTCGCCGTCGCCCTCGTTCGGCTCGTCGCCGATCGACTTCAGCGCGGCCGCTGCGCGATCGTTCGCCGCGATCGCCTCGCGAGCGGACTTGATGTCGGCATCGAGCTTGGTGATTTCCTCGAGCTGTTCCGCCGAGAAATCGCCGTCGTGCTTCTTCAGCTCCGCCACTCGATCGAGTGCGGCCTTCAGCTTGGCCCTAGGACCCATTCTTTCCTCCTGGTTATTGCCCGATCAGAGTCAGCCGCGCCCGCGCTTGCGCCGAGCCGCCACCGGTCGTTTCAGACTCGCCTGCCCCGCCGGCCTTTTCAACACCCACCCGCGACCGGTCCGACTTCTCTTCCTCCGCCGACGACAGGACGTCGCCGATCGCGTTGTGCGCATCCTGAAGCGCCGCATAGTTTTTCGACGACAGGACGCGGCCGGCCTTCGCCGCCGCGGCGAGCACTTCGCGCGACTTCGCCTCTAACAGTTCGGTATCCCGGTTGGCACCGAGCAGCGTCGGACCGACCTCGAGAATCGCCAGCTCGCGCAGCTCGTACACGTAATACTTGCCGCCGTCCTCCGCTTCGCGCTCGACCATCTCAGCGTCGAGAGTGTCGTACGCGAACGATGCTTGCGTGACGCGCCGGCCCTTGAGTAGTTGGTACACCTTGCGCGCCTTGGCGTTCTCCGGGTCGTCACCCTCGACGTCGAGCGTCGCCACGACCTCGAGGCCGGCCTCGACCTCCGCCGCCGAGTCGACCGCGCCGATGTGCGAGAACGGGTCGCCCCACTGGTGCGACCAGATGAACGGAATCGGATCGCCCTTCGCCTCCCACTCCGCGAGACTCTTCGCGAACGCGCCCGGCATCACGACGTCGCCGTACGAGTCGACGTTGCCGAACACCGAGACCAGCATCCGCACCTGGCCCGCCTTCAGCCCGTCACCTTCACCGGCCGCCTTCACCGCGACCTGAAAGTCCTTAGTTTTCACCGTGTCCCGCCCTTCTCGTTATTCGTCGTCCGCCGGCCGGCCCGGCACGTCGGTAGGTGACGCCTGCCCGCCGACCGTCACGTTCATAGGCACGATCAGCTCGTCGCCGCCGTCGACGGCCGACATGTTCATGCGCGCGCGCCACTCGTTTACCGTCATCGTCGGCCGGCCGACGACCGTCTGCCCGACCTTCGCCTGGTCGAGGAACGATCCGCGCATCTTCGCCTCGATCGCGTACTCCGCATATATCGGGTCGTCGCCGTCCGTCACGTCCGGCACGAGCTGCGCGTTAATCGCTTGCTCGTTCCGCGCGAAGTGATGCCCGAGCACCGGCCCGTAGAGCATCTTCTGAAACGCGTCGATGTTCGAGTAAGTACCCTCGCGCGATCCGACCAGCTCCGGCGGAACGTGATACGCGGCCGCGACCTCGATATCGGTCAGCTTGCGCCCCTCGAGGTCGAGCGTGTCCTTCGGCCGGAACGCGCTCGCCGACGCGCCCGTGATTTCCATATCGTCCTCAAGCAGCAGCCATTTACCCTCTTTGCCGCCGCCCCGCCGGTACGCCTCGAGTCCGCGCATGAAGCGCGACCGCGCCTCCTTGCTCCACTTCGGCGCGGTCGCCGGCCGGCGCACGACCTGCGGAATGCGAGCGCCGTTCTGCCACACACTGCGCCGATAGCCGACCGCCTCGCGCGACTCGTCGAGAATGTCGGAAAGCGTCTCGATCGGCGACAGACCGTTCGGCGACGATCCGACCGAGTAACCGACGTCGTACACACACTGCGACGGCTCGAGCTTCACCGTCGAGCCGTCCGGCATGGCGACGCGGATCCGCCGGACGTCGCCAAATCCGTCGCCGTAGAACTTCGTTCGCTTCGCCGGAATCCGCGTCAACGTCAGCCGCTCGTCGCGGTCGAACGCCCACACGATGCAATAGCGATCGTGGATCAGCCGATCCATCATCACGTCATGCCAGAACCGAACCGACGTCATGCGCGGAAGCGGTTCACGCAGAGCGAGAGCGAGCGCGTGATCGGTCACGCGCTCGCGATCGTTGTCCGAGATCCTGCGGTGCAGATGAATCGGCACCGAGGCCACCGACTCCGCGATGAACGTCGTCACCTTGCGGACCGCCGGCTGGTTCTTCAGCACCGCAGCCTCGTTCACCTTGCTCCCGGTGAGGTCCGTCAGCGGAACGCCCTCGTCCGGGAACTCGACAGTCGCACCGCGCGATTCGAGATGTGTCGACAGCCCGTCGAGTGTTTGGAATGCGACCATTACGGCAGCACCTGCACGAAACGAACGCCCGGTGCCGGAATCATCAGCTCGCCCGGCATCGACTGCCAGACCGGCGCGCGCGACTCCTCGTCGAGCAGCGACACGTCGACGAGCACCAGACCGTCGCCCTTTTCAGCATGAAGCCGGCCGCGCGCCGAGAAACCCCAGCACTGCACGACGACCTCCCGGCCGATGTTCTGCTTCAGATACCGCCGTACACCCGGCATTCGTTGCCCTCCCGGTCACGCGAAAAGTGTTTCCGCGTCGTCGTATTCGTCATAAGCGGACGACGATTCGTCCTCCCTAGGCTGCATTGCACGCCACAGCGCCGCAACACCCGACACCACCGGCGCGACGTCGCCCACGCTGTTCTTCCGCTCGAAAAACCACGCGTCGCCGGACTGTTTCGACTTCACCAGCTCCGCCGCCGCGGTGAGCCGAGGTTGCCCGCGGTGCCGGACCCGCCGCTGCATCACCGCGTCGTAGAACCGACCCGATGCGGCCGCCAGATCCGGCCCGCCCCATTCGATTACGCGCAGCGTTTGGTCGTTGTCGTCGTCATCCTTGTACTTGATGAGACGTAGATCCTCGATCAGCGATGAAGCCGGCGCACCGCGCGCCTGCACCACGACCTCCGGGTACTTGTGCGCCCGTTCGGCGAACCATTCCGCGATCCAGTCCGTACCGGCCCGCGACGCGATCAGCTCGAGATGAAACGCGCCGTCCTCGCGCGGCGCGGCGACCGTGATGTGCGACCACTGGCGATCGAACGACACGTCGAGCGCCAGCGACAGCTCCGCGCCCGGCGCTCGCCGAGACTTCGGATCCCGGCACGCGTCCCACGTCCCCTCCGGGAAAACGCCCGGCTCGAGCGTGTCGACCCACTGGCACAGATACTCCGTCCGGAACTCCGATTCCGGGAACGCCTCGACGTAGCCGGCGAGCTTATCGGCCGTAATCCCGTACCCGAGAGAGGGATTCGCGTACGGCCAGTATTGCGGATCCGTGTGTGGCACGCCCGGCGGTGCAGACCACTCGAAAAGACCGACCTTCGTGTCGGCCGTCTGCCCGAGTTCGATCTTCCGGCCGGCCGCGTCGCGCACCGTCCGGAGAACGATCGACGTCTGGTCGCCGGCGTTCGACACCGCGACCACCTGCGACCGCGCGACGGCCGTCGTCGTCGGAACGATCGCCGCCCACGCCGCCCAGCTTTGATGCTCGCGCAGCTCGTCGAGGATCGCCATATCGGCCGACAGTGAACGGCCGCCCTTACGCGTCGCCGTCTGCGCTTTCCAGCGCCGCCGGCCGGTAAGCGTGATCTTCCGCTTCCCGTTCGTCTGTAGGTACTTGACGAGTTCGCCGTTCAGCTCCGGGTCGTCCTCGATCACACCCGCGCCCTCATCGAGCAGTTCCTCAGCCTTGTCGAGATCCTGCGCGGTCGAAATCACGAGCCGCGCCATATCGACATATAGCCGCCACAGCACCAACCCGAGCAACCACTTCGTCTTACCGTTCTGCCTGGCGATAAGAACGATGATCGTGTCGAACCTGAAGCCCTCGCCCGACTCGTCGAGTTCGAGCGCGTGGATATACAGCCAGCGCTGCCACGGCCGCAGCACCCAGCCCAAATCCTCCTCGAGGAACGCGACGCACTCGAAACCCAGCGACGTCTCCGGCGTCAGCTCGCGCAGCTCCGGCGTGTAGACCCGCGGCGTCGTGTGCCCTTTAAGCGCCCCGGCCAGCACGGCGCGCCGCCAACTTTCCGCCTTGCGCCGAGCCGGCGTCGCCGCCGGCCAACGTCACCCGTCCGACCGGTGTGCAACCCAGCTCCGTAAGCGTCTTGAGCAGGTGCGGCCCGAGGTAGAGCGCCTTCGTCGCATCCTGCCCGCCGGCCGCGACGCCGGCCTCGATCTGAAGCGCGTAGCGCATCGCGAGGTCGACCGCCGCCTGGTCCTCGCGCTTAATCTCACGGCCGCGTGCTGCGACCGCGCGCGCGACCGAGGCCGGCAGACTCTCGTCCTGTTCGTCGCTCATATGTCGTCGTCCTCGTCGTCGTCCTCGACCAGATGAAGCGCCGGCGCAGTCGCGCCGGCCGCGGCCCGCCGTACGCGCGCCAGATAGTCCGCCGGCGTCACCGGTGCGGCCGGCCGATCGTCCGGAGCCGGCCCGTCGTCGCCGTCGACGTCCGCCGGCGGATCCAGCGCCGCGCCGGCCGACCCGAGTTCCGACAGCAGCTCGTGCCGGCGATTGAGAATCTTCATCGCCTGGTCGACCGACTTCGGATCGCCCTTCTTCGCGTACCGCCACACCGGCACCAGCAGCTCGTCGAGCCGCGCGAGGTCAAGTCGAACCTCGATATCGCGCGAGAGTTCCGGCGAGCCGAGTAGCAGATCCGCGACCAGCTCCGCGAGCAACGCGGCCGGCATGTTCGTCGACTCCTCGATCGTCTGCCACGATGAGCCGGACTTACGCATACGCAGCGCCCGCTCCGCGACCGTCTCGTCGTCAGCCATTCCTCAGTCCTTCCCGCCGGCGTTGCGCCGCGACACCGACCAGCTGCGCCGGCAGCTCGACGCCGCGCCGGACCAGCAGCTTCTCCATGCCGGCCGCCGTCATCCCGACCCGGCGCAGCGCCCGGTCCACGTACTCGCCGACGTCGAGTAGAAACGTGAAGTCCTCGACGACGGCCTCCGCGTCCTCGCCCTTCAGATACCGGCGCGTCACCACAGCGTGTCCAATGCCGGCGCGGACTCCGGGAACAGGTGAAGCACCGGCGCGGCCGGCCGTTCGTCGACCAGCTCGCACCCGCCGCGGCCGCGGCTGCACAGGAACCCGACGAACGGATTCGGTGCCGGCCGGTAGAACCACTCGACGTCGAACCCGGTCAGCGCGGCGAGCCGATCCAGCTCCGCCGGCGACGGCCGCAGCGTGCCAGCCTCCCAGTTGTCGACGGTCGGCTCGCGAACCTCGAGCGCAGCGTCGACCGCCGGCCCGTGAAGGTTCGCGAGATTCAGCGCCGCCGTGATCCGATAGGGGACCGGCACGCGCTCGCCGGCCGCGCTCACCACGACCGCCGACGAGGCACCGCGCGCCGCGCCCGGATCATGCGCGCGCGTGCTCGCGCTAGTTCCGACAGCGCGCTCGCGTAAGCCGCCGGCGCGCTGCCTACCAACGCCCACTCGCGCGCCTCCGCCCACCGGAACGCGTCGGTCGCCTCCTCTAGCTCGACGAGCGCAGCGGCCCGGACCGAGCGCCGGCGAGCCACGACGCCACACGCGACCGCGTTCACCGCGCAGACGGCCGCGATCAGCCCGACGAACCACCAGTCGACCGGCATCACAGCGCACCGCCGGCGTCCGTTACGCGTGCGCGCGCGTGATGGGTGGTCACCCTCCGGGGGGAGAGGACGGCTACCAACCCGGACCCGTCCGGCTGGCTGGCGCTCTGTGGCCGGAAAGCCCCTACCCCGAGCGGTGCGAGCGCGTCGTCGATGGTGCCGGCGTCGATGTAGGGCAGGCCGGCGAGTTGTGTCATGTGTCGCCGGTGGACGTTGTGCGCGTGTCGCGCCGCGGCCGCGTCGATGTGCCGGCGGATCGCGGCCCGCGTCAGTCGACGGTCGCAGGGTGCGCAGAGTTCGGCGTGTACCGGGTCGAGTTGCCACGTCAGCGCCGCGTCGCAGTCCGAGCACCGCGGCGTGTCGAGCGCGCTATACGTGTCTCTCATGCCTTCACCTGCCCGCGTTGCTTGGCGAGCAGGTAAGACCGCGCGCGCTTCGCCGCCTGGTCGTCTTGCTCCGCCATGCTCACGACCATCGCGTCCGCCTTGGGTGTCGGTGCGTGGTCGAGCTTGGTCGAGGTCAGCGTGCGCCCGTCGACTATCGCGGCGTAGTGCTCGTCGACGGTGCCGGCGGCCTTGCTGGCGCGTCGCTCCGCTTCTTTCATGCAGTGCTCGCAGCTCATGCGTTCTTACCTCCGGCCAGTGCGTAGTCGAGTTGCATAGCCGGCCGGTAGCGATAGCCGAGACCGAGCCAGCGGACGAGTCGCGCCGCGCGTTCCCGGTTCAGCTTGTCGCGCACGTCCGGCAGTCCGAGCAACCGACGCTGTTCGTCGTACGTCATTGCGTGCCAGTCCTTCATGCCCGACCGCCCGTCCGACGATTACGGAACGCGTCGACGACTTCCTCCTGCGTCGTCGCGCCCGGTGGTTGGTTGATGAGTTGCATCTCATCCACGAACGCGGCCCGCATTCTCGCCTCCGTCTCCGGGTCGACTGGTCCGTCGAACCGCAGTCCGCCGTCCTGGTCGTGGTCGATCACCACGCGGTCGCGAGGTCCGCGGCCGCGCACGATTCGAGCGATCGGTGCGACGACGACGGCGACGATGATTCCGCCGACGACGACGATCACGGCGAGAGCGGCGAGCAGGAACAGAACGATCGCGCCGAGGAATGCCGCGGCGTCGAGCAGTGCGTGCGTTGTCATGTGGTGCGTTCTCCTTGGTCGGTGTGGTTGTCAGGTCAGCGGATCGCCGGCGGTGTCCAGTCGACGACCGCGGCCGGCAGTACCGAGCGCAGCCATTGCGGCAGGTACAGCCCGAGTGGCCGCGGCGTGTATGGCTCCGTCAGGTTGGGCAGTGGTGGGAGGTCCGGCAGCTCCGGGACGTCGACAGCTGGCAGCACCGGCCCCTGCGCCGGCGGTGCCACGTTGTCGAGGTAGCCGGGTGGGTAGTCGGTGTGGTGCGCCTGGAAGTCCGCGCCGAGCGTCACGAACCGCTCGAGCTCGTCGATCGTCGGCCAGTCACAGATCGGATCCTGTGGCCGGCAGACTTGCACCAGCTCGACGCCGCCGGTGTCGCCGCGGATCCCGCGCATTGTGTAGCCGGGGAAGATACCCGGCACTCGTGTAGCGATCCCGCCCGGATTACGTGCGTCCGAGATGAGCACGGCGCGATAGTCGCTTGTGTCGATACCGTCGCGCGTCATGGCCTCGAGCGCGTCGCCGACGATCGTCGCGCCCTGCGAGTGCCCGATTAGCTCGACGTCCGAGCCGGGGCATTCCGCCGCGATCGTCCCCAGCTCTGCGCGTACGGCGTCGACGCCCATCCGGACGGACTGGTCGAACGTGTACGGACCGAGAGGCCAGATCGAACCCGGATAGTCGATCCTCCGGACGTCAGCGCCGGCGGCCGCGGCGATATCGGTGTGCGCCGTTACGACGGTGTGCTCGAGTCCGACCGAGCTTGTCCCGTCGACGGCGACGACGATCGTCGAGGCGCAGCCGAGACCTTGCGCGCCGGCAGGCGCAGCCGCGAAAATTCCAAATCCGGCAGCCAGCAATACGGCCGCCGATAGCGCTCTGATTCGAGCCATGTTCACCAATCCTCTGATAGTTCGCCGAGACCGAGCGGCGCGTCGCCGTTGCCTCGCGCGATGTTGCAAGCCCGGTGCGACGGACGAAGATTCGCCGGATCGTTGCCGAGTTCGGGGTGCGTCGACACCGGGTAGAAGTGGTCGACGTTGAAGGCGTCCGGCTCGTCCGGACCGGCCTCGTAGTGGATGGATTGTCCGCACATCCAGCACGGCGCGTTCGACTCTTCGCAGACCTTGCGGAAGTCCGCGGCGAGCGTGCGCCACGCGCGGCCGGAGCGGCCGGCACCGACCGCGCTCACGGCGCGAACCGATCGCCCCACGCCTTGATCGCAGCTTGCGCCTTGCGCTCGATAGCGAACGCCGGATGCTCGACGGCGTTTCCGCGCTCGTCGTTCACGACCGCGCCCTCGTCGTCGATCCGCTTCGCAGCGTCGCGAGCGCGCGCGACGACGACGCAATACGCGTCGAGTTCCGGCCCGAGAATGTCATCCGGCGAGTTGTGCCGGCTCACCGTGTAGACCCACACCGCGGCCGCGGACTCCGAAAGATGTTGCGGTGGTTTACGTTCCGACATTGACCCGCCCTCGATTCTCGACGCGGCCGCGCTTTACCTTGCCGGCATGTTCCGCGGCCGCGACGCCGTTCACTTCGACGTTGCTTTTCGGCTTGAAGTCGCCGAGCTTTTCCGTCTCGAAAATTCCGTCGATCACGGACCGATGCCACTGCGAGAGCTTCGGATCGTCCGTCACGTCCAAGTGCTCGAAACGCGTGTTTTGATTCAGGTTCATCGACGTACGAATGATTATGTCCCACTGGTCATTTCGCAGCAGGATAAATTTCGCGTGCGCGCGCAACGTGCGGATCCGCTCGTCGCCGTACAGGTGCCGGAAGTATTCGCAGTAACCCGGCTGGCGAGACTCGAATCCTTGGTCGACAACCCAGCGAACCGACAGGATCCGGCCGGCCTCGATCAGCTCGTACACCCGCGCCATATCGGCGATTCCGACCGTCCACGTGCAGACGTCCATGTGCGCCGGACCCGTCTTGTCGAGCAGTGCGACCACGGCGTCGATCAGCGAAAACTGCCCGTACGTGTAGCAGGTTGTTTCCTTGTGCGCCTCGAAGTCGGCCAGCGCCGTTACCGCGTTCTGCACTTCCCACAGCCGCGTCGGCCGGCGCTCCGGCGCGTCGTGCGTAAAGCTCACCGCGTCCGGCACGTGTTCGGCTCCTCGTCGACAGGCTCGCGCCCCGCCGGCCGGCGAGACGATCGCAAGTCTCGCAAACCTGCGCGGAAGTCACAACGTGATTGAAACGCGTGTTGTGCGCTCTGTGCGCGATTGTGAGCATGGCGCCAACGCGTCGCCGGGCACTCACCCGCCGGCGGCCCCGTTCGTCGCTCCTGCGTCGATCTGGCCGGCATTGCGGCCGCCTCCGAGGACGGCGCGTGCCGGTGGGTCGCAGAGATAGACGATCGCGCGAATCAGCGCGGCGACGTCGTGTCTCAGATGCCCGAGCACGTCGCGATTGCACGGACCGCAGAGCAACCCGCGGACCTCGCCCGTGCCGTGATCGTGGTCGACCGGTAGCCGCTTCGCCTTGCCCGTCGCCCGCTGGCAGATGAAGCAGCGGCCGCCTTGCGCCTGGTAGAGCGCCCAATACAGCTCGCCCGTGATCCCGTAGGTGCGTTCGACGTGTCGCGCGTGCGCCCGCTCCTTCGACGCCTTGCGCTTCTCCCGATCGTGCGTCGCGCACCGCGGACCCGGATACCTCGCCGGCCGGCGAGAGTCCGGATCGCAGTCCTTGCACCGCTTGCGTTCCGGCGCGCTCACAGCCGAGCCTTGCCCGTGATCCGCTCGAGGCACGGCATCCGCCGAGGCTCGCCGTTGCGCACGTTCACGCACGGCGACATTTCCTCCGCCCCGCACGTCGGACACGGCCGGTCGACCGCGCCGTTCACGTCGTACGCGCCCGGCACCGGGTCGCCGTCCGCCGCGATCGGCAGCGCGCCCAGTTGCTCGTCCGGCCCGACGAGCCGGAGCCGGCGATCGCGCGAATCCTCGCGAGCTGCACGGCCGGCCGCGTCGAGCCGCATTACCCGGTCGTTCGCCAAACGCCGCGCGCCGTCGACGACGTGAAACGGCTTGATCCGATCCGGCGAGGTTTTGTGGTGAAGCACCACGGCCTCCGCCGCGTCCTCGATCGGCAGGTCGCGGACCGTCGCGAACCACACGTCGACGTCAGCCTGCCCGACCGTGCGCTGGTCGAATGCGGCGATCCCGGTCAGCAGATCCCACACGTCATCCCGCGTCACTGCGCCAGCTCCGCCGGTGCGTTGCTACCGAGCGCGAAGATGCTCCGCCGGCCGTTCGTGCGCTCCGCCGCCTTCGCCTCCTGCACCGCCTGCACCCGCGCGTCCGTCGTCGACGGCCGAGCCGCCGCCGTCCGAGCCGGAGCCGAGCGGCCGCGAATCACTTCCGACACGAGCGAGGGCAGCGTGCGCGGCCCGAGGCCCGGTTTCTGCATCCACAGCCCGAGCGCGGACTTCACGTCCTCGTGCGACGTCCCGCCGGCGAGCAACATTTTCACTTCGAGCGCGAGCGCCGTCCGGACCGCTTGCGGATGCTCGACCGGAATCGCCTCGCGAATCAGCTTCCACGGCGTCGCGTCGATCGCCGGCCCGCGAGCCACGTTCACATCGACGTCGAGCACCGGGTCGCTGGCCGGCTCGATGTGAACCTGGCCCGTCGTCGGATCCTCCCAACCGACCGCGCCCGGCGACGGCCGCGAATCCGGCTCGCCCGCGTTGCTTACGTGAGACGAACTACCTACGTAAGTAGGTATATTCTCTTCTCTTCTCTTCTCTGTAGAGCGGACGTCACGTGACATGTCCCGTGACGACCCCTCCTCCTCCTGGCGCTTTTTTCTTTCACGCTCACGCGCCTTACGTTCGCGATCGGCCTTCTTTCGCCTGGCCAGCGCGTCGCCGGACTCTTGCCACTCGCCCCACGTCCGAAATTCGAGCACGTTCGGGTCGTCGGTTTCGACGAGAATCCGAGCCGCGCAGAGTTCGGCTACTCGCGATCTACTCGCCGGTACGCCGAGGTTTCCGAGCGCTTTTCGCGTGATTTTGCCGCCGGTTTCCGCGTTGCCGCAGTAGGCAATCGCCCGCGTCATCAACCGCTCAGCGTTGCCCGACAAGTTCTCGACGGCCGGATCCATGTAGTACGTCGTCGACAGCCAAACCTTTTGCATCGTCAGTACCTCCCAGCGGTCGCGCCGGCACCGACGAGGCCGGCCGGCGCGGTCAATAGCGGGCCCAGAATTGCGGCCGCGAGCAACGGCGGAACGGCATTCCCGACTTGCTCGAATTGCTTGGTTACGGATCCCGACCACGGGTAGTCAGCGCGGAAAGATTGAAGCGCGCCCGCTTCGGCCACCGAGACGCGTCGCGTCACCGAGGCACCGTCGCCGAGCGACTGTTTCCATACCGCGGTGCCCTTGCCCGTGATCGTCGCCGCCGGAGCGCCGTACGGATCGCGCGGCCGCGACTGGCCCGTGACGCCGGCCGCGAGCATCGACACGTTCCCCGGCTCGTATCCGGCAGGTGAAGCGCCGCCGGTCCAGCCGAGCGCGTCCGCCATAGTCCGCGGCGCGTCGAGTATTGACCCGAACAGATCCAGCTCGACAGGCTCCGGCCACTGCGCGCGCGTCGGCTCCGGAGCGGTCGCCGGCACGCCGTCGCGCCGGCCGATCAGGATTACCCGCCGGCGCGTCTGCGCGACGCCGTGCGCCTCCGCCGCGAGCTGCTTCACGGTCACCGAGTAACCCCAGCTCCGGAAGATCCGCGCGAAGTGCTCGAACAGGGACGCGACTTCCGGCACTTCCTCGAGGACGACGACGCGCGGCCGCAGCTCGCGCACCCAGCGGACCGGCTGGCACACCAGCGGCGAGCGATCGTCGGCCCACGCGTAGAAATCGGTCGAGTCGTCGCCGGCCGCCATGCGATCGGCGAGCGTGTGGCACTGCACCCGGTCGTACTCGCCGAGCTTGCCGCCGGCGCTGCTCCACGCCTGGCACGGCGGCGACAGGATCAGCACGTCGACGAGGTACTGCTCGAAGTAGGTCAGATCGAACGCGGCGACGTCGGCCCGGATCCGCCGGTGGCCGGCAGCTTCCGCGGTCGCGCACGCGTCCGGATCGGTGTCGAGTCCGACGAGCTGGCCGGTATAGCCCGCTATACGCGCGCCCTCGTCCCACCCTCCCGGACCGGCGAACGCGTCGACGACGATCGGCGTTCGCCCGTCAATTACGTTGCTGTTCATAGTGTTTCGTTTCCTTGGTTGGTTGGTATGCACGCCGGCCCGCAGATCCCGGCCGGCGGCCGCTGGCGCTTCTCACAGACGAAGCACCAACGCGCCGGCGGCAGCTCGTCGCCGCCGCCGACGCATTGGTCGAACAGATGAAGCTGTGTCACGCGATCAGTAGCTCCGCCGCCACATGCGCGCATCGCCCGCGACCACGCCGTCGACGAGCAACCCGCGCTCGTCCATATCGGCGAGCCATGCCCGGCACGCGGCGAGGGCAGGGCAGACCATGCACAACTCAGCGGCCGCGGACTGGCGCACGCGCATATCGCGCCACGTCTCGTACGGCGCGGACCCGTCCCACAAGGTCCGCCGGCCCGGCTCCGGCCGGAATGCTGCACGCTGGCAGACCGCGAGACCTTGCTCGTCCTCGCGCCCGAACGCCGCGTCGACTGCGCGCTCGTAGAGCGACAGCGCCGAGTCGGCCGTCACTTGCCGGCCGATTCCGCCGCCGGCGCGGATTCCTCGAGGAATCGGACGACGCCGGCGATATCGTCGCGAGTGAGGTCGGTCAGCGCGGACAGCTCGCGCCCGACGCGCGCGGACAGGAACGTGCGCCGCTCCTCGTCGTCGAGGATCCCGGCCGTGTCGAGCGCCTTCCGGAGCTTGTTCCGATCGCGCTCCGTTGCGGCGACCGGCTCCGCGGCAGCAGGTGAAGGCCCGGCGGCCGCCGGCTCCGGATCCGGCACCGTCTCCGCGTCGACGACCTCGTGCGGTGTCTCCTTCGGCCGGCGCACCGCGGCCCGGACGCCGGCGAGTCCGCGGCCGCCGCGCTCGCGACGCTTCTCGTTCGTCTCCTGCACGCGGTCCATCGCGCCGATATCCTGCGCGGCGTCCTCGAGCACCATCCCGGCGAAGTCGTTCGGATACGCCAGACGCCACGCGGCCGCCTCCGCGCACTTCGCGAGCTGGTTCGCCGGCATCTTCGCCCACATCGAGTTAGGGCGTTGACGCTGCCCGTATCCTGTCAGTTGGACGTATTCTGCGTACATCGCGACCGCGACGTACCGATTCCCGTTTACCGTGATCGCCACCTTCGCCGCGGCCGGCGGTTCGGTGTCGAACCACGCGTCGTCCCAGCCCGAGTTACGGCTACGCCACAGTGCCTCGCCGACCTCGAGCACGTCGCCGCGCTGGCGTGCGATCCGGTGCCCGAGCACGCGATAGCCGTCGATGCCCGTCTGGATCGTGTAGGTGAAGCCGTCGTCCACCCAGTCGCCGTTTACCTGCTTCCGCTTCGCTCGCGCGATCATGTAAATCTGCTTCGAGAACGGATCCAGCCCGGTCCGCTTCGACTGGTGGAAAAACAGCTGCACTTCCTCGTCCGGCGCGTCCTCGACGCCGGCGAGCCGCAGCACCGCCGAACGTTGCGCGTCACTGAAACCGAGCTGCTCCGGCTCGATCGCCAGCTCCGTTACCGGATTACGTAGTGCCAGTTCGTTACTCATGCGCTCAGAGCCTCCATAACCTTTTTGCCCGCCGGATTGAGCCGGATCGAGTCGTGCGGACCCGGCCCGCGGCCGGCGATCTTGTATGTCTGTTTTCCGTCCTGCTCCTCGCGAGTCAGCAACGCCTCCGCGGCGTCGCCCATCACGTCGAGCACCCGCGTTTTCAGCCCGCGCAGCCGCTTGTCCGTCTCCCGGTGGTCGAGCACCGCGTCGAGGTAGTCGAGCGCCAGCGCCTCGTCGAGCTGCACCGTCGACCCGTCGATTCGAGGGTGAAGCGCCCGCACCGCGTCGTAAGTCGCCACGTGATCGTCGAGTTCCGGCCCGGCGTCCGGATCCGACAGCGATCGGTGAAAGTCCCGCAGCTGGTCGACAATGCCGTCGAACAGGTCCGCGTCGAACCGCACCCGGTACGTGTGCCACTGAAAGAACGGACCCATGACGACCAGATCGGCCGGCTCGCGCGTGTAGCCCGAGACGCCCATCTGCACGATGACCTGCGTTACGTAGTCCGCCGGCCCGTCGTCGGTAAAGAAATCGCCCCACTCTTCGAGCGAGCGCGCCGTTTTCTTCTCGACGACGCGGCGAGCACGGCCGCGCGAGGCCCGGCCGTCGATCGTGGCAATCAGCGGAAACCCGAACCGGTCGGATCCGTCGAACTGCACTTCGCCGCGCGAGAGCCGCCAGCCGGCGTTAGCCGATCGCCACAGCTCCGCGAGCGCCAGCTCGTAGGCATGGCCGACGCGAAATTCGTCCTTCGGATCCTCCGGCGGCAGCTCGCCGCGCATCCGGTGCCACAGCGACCGCGGCGATTCCCAACGCGACAGCCCGAGCACGGCCGCGGCCTTGGACGGCGACATGGTGCGCAGCCACTCGTCCGAGCCTGGTTTGATCTTGACGCTCATTCGACGATCACCCCGAGCGCGGCCGAAATGCGGCGCAGTTTGCCGGCGCTTTCCGCGCGCACAGACTGAAGCACCTCGCGCACCGCGGCCGCCTCGACCGGATCCAGCAGCAGCGACCCGTCGTCCTGCCAGCCGTAAACCTCCGCGTCCACGACGTCGGTCGAAACCGGCTCGTACCAGTGGCCCAGCGTCATATCGGCCGCGACGCCAGCCGGCACGGCGAGAGTGACCTCGACCCGCCCGCCGGCCGCCGCGCGAATGTTGACCAGCTCGCCGGCGTCGAACGTCTCCCGTGACACGTCCGCGGACAGGTCACGTGACAGATCCGCGGACGTCCGCCCGGCGCTCATCGCCGACCCGCGCAATGCGTCTTGTGTTCGACGAACACCTGAAACCCGGCAGCGACGCGCATCCGCGCCTGGTGGACGGTCAGCCCGCCCGTGCGCAGCACACCGTCGCGGCCGCGGTCGACCGCATAGTTCCCGCCGGCACCGACCGCCGGCTCGAGTACGATCGTCGACGACGCCGTTTTCCGCGCGACGAGCACGGACCGGCCGCACTTGTCGCACGGCACGCCGGCGGACTGCATCAGAGACGCGCTCACAGACCGGCCGCCTTCCGCATCGACGCGGCGAATCCGTCGATCCGAGCGCCGGCCGCCATTCCGTCGAGGTAGGCGTCGGCCGCGGTGTCCGCCGCGGCGCGCCGCCACTGTTCGACGCCGGACAGCTCCGCCGCAGCAGGTGAAGCGTCGCCGGCGAACTCGCCGGCGCGGATCCGCGCCGCCATTTCCGCGAACCCGTCGCGGACGTCGGCGACGGTCGCCGTGTCCGGACCCGGCTCGATCGCGTGGCCGGCCTCGATCGTGCCGGCGACAGCCTCGAGCATGGCCTCGAGTTCGTGTCGCGTCGCGCCGACGCCGTGCCGGTGCGCGATCGCCGACAGATGCTCGCCGGCCCGGTCGACCCACGTCGCGACGTCGGCCGCGAACGCGTCCCACGCTCGTTCTTCTCGTGCGTCCAT